CACAGAATCCTGACTCATAACCCCATTACCGTTCCTAACAAACTCCTTCAAGGAAACGGGTCTAAATGGTGCAAGACCATGTCCGTCCTTGGACTTAAGGGCGTAGGCTTCACAGAACACAAAGCCTATCTTAGACCTAAAAGACTTTCCTTGATGGAGTTCGCTTCCTATACTGCTGGCTCTTGCAGCATAGAAAGGCACTGCACTTGGATGACACACCGCGGCGAGATCATCTCCGCAGATGATCCTACCGGGTCCAAGATGTACGCTCATCCAGTGGTTGAGGAGACTCAAGATCAGGAAAGAACAAGGAGTTCCCATCAGGGAACCTCTGACCTTGGGTATCTCCACTTTACCCTCAACCACAGTGTAGTGCTTTCTGCAATACTCTTGCTCGCTTGGCGCGATGTCCGAGAGACGGTATTGTACATAATGTGGATTAGCGCCGACTCCGAGGGACTCTCGGAGCTCGTCCGACAGATAGGCAGGGAGACCAGCCTTCTGCAGGCCGTCAACGACGGCGCTAATTGCATCATGTCCAAATCCGTCTGTGGCACAGGTAAGATCAGCCGAAAGGAAGATCTTACTATCATCGTACCAATCCCACAACCGAGACAGGATACCATCTTCCGTATGCGGAGCATATGGAAGGATCTGAGGTATTTCTCGGAGGAGAGTGGGCCAGAGGACCTGTCGTACGAGGTCGCCTCTGGCAAAGCAAGAAGCAGGCGGAATGGTAATCACTCTTGCCTTCATCCCGAGCTCAGAGATAACACTAGCGTGGTGAACTACCTTCTTCCCGATGGACTCACGCAGGACCTTGCCAGTTGCATAGGCAAGGTCGAGTTCACCGGAACTTGTCATTGGAGGAAGATAGTTCCCGCTAGCCTTATTATTTCTACTCAGTGCGCGCTCGAAGACGTCCGCCAGTCTGGAGGTCACAACGGGTCTCGGGGGGCCAAAGCCTCCCAATCCGCCAAGCAAGTCAGCGAAGGCATCCTGCGTTGCCTCCGCTACTCGCGAAGCGATAAAACCGTTGTAACCTCCGTTCTGACGGCCGGACTCGACCACTGCGGCAGACGACGAAGGCAAGTGAGATGGAATAAGATGAAGGAACTTACCACGCAAGAGTGTGTAAACGTGTCGCTTGATGTCCTCCAGCAACTTAGGAGGAGTCACGTGTCTCGTGCGCAGTCTTCGCAGATGCTGGGTTACAGCTTCTCGTTGAACAGTCTCTGGTGCACTTGGCAATGCACGGGCAAGCCTACTGAAGGCAAGCTTGCCCTTTGTATCAAGACTGCTATCAAGCCAACGATGAAGCCGTCGTGGGAGATTCATCCCCGGTCGGAAGCGGGCTCGTCTCTGTTCAAGAGCAGAGGCCCTAAGCTCACCGCAAAGTTCCTTCAGAACTCTTGCAGCCTCCAGCCAACCGCTGCGAGCTACAAGTCGAGTAAGCCACTTCCGATATTCCCACGAACCAGCACAAGTTCCCAAACCACAAGATATCAAAGCACACCAAAGAGCCCGCCAAAGGGCTCGGAGGTGCGCGCCACCGGTTCGACGACTAGGGACACGACGAGAGAGCCTCATACCGGAAACTGTTACCAGCTTCCTGGGATGAGGGCCTCTCGTCGTTCCACCCTTAACCGTCACAAACGGATAAGACGGTAGTCTTTTCCGTATGATCCTGGA